GGGTCGCCCCAGACCAGTACCTGGTGATTCGGGTAGGCAGCATTCAACTCTGCGAGCAGCTGGTGGCCGAAGCGCTCCAGGCCCATGTCGAAGGTGACGATCTCGTCGTGGATGACCCAGCGACCATTTGGCAGGCGCTGTCCAACGGTGGCAGCAGGGGTCAAACCAAAGTCCAGCCCGACCTGAATCGGCACCGTTGGATCGACCTCGGTGTCACCAGACATGGTGCCGTCCTCGTACTCTGGCCAGACGGGGCGACCTTCTTGCACATAGGTGTACTGCCCGCCTGCATAGCACTTGATCCAGTCAAGGTTCTTGCCCAGCAGCATCTGCTGGTAGTAGCCACCCGGCAGGTTGTTGATGTTCTCCGCACGCGGGTTGACCTTCCACCACTTGCCTGCAGCGAATACATGGTCATTGGCCTCTGGGTTGTCTGGCAACTCCTCCGGCACGACATCAATCACGCCGCCTGGTTGCTTCCAGAACTTCCACGCGTATGCGCCGGTCATCTTTTCCTTCTCGGCCATGTTGTGCCACCAGTGGTCATCGTCCATCGGGTTGGTGTCCATCCAGATGCCGTGCCAGGTTGCGCCGCCGTCACGCTTGGTCGGGTATCGTCCGACTCGGTGCGTCAGGCCATCAATGACCGCTTTGGGGAGCTCGCGGGCTTCGTTGACCCATGCGCCGGTGAGCTCAAGCGAAAGCAGCTTTCTAACGTCTTTGGGCTGGTCTAACGCCAGAAAGATGACCTCGCAGTCGATGCCTGCAGCATCACCCCTTGCTGGCAGTCGGATGTGGTGCGTGATCGGTGGAGTCCACAACATCGGGCCGAACGTGGACTCTGGGAACAGATCCAACCAGGTTTTGATCGTGGTGGTTTTCAGCATTGGGTAGCTGTTCCTGACCACTGCAAACCGGGTGTAGCGCACGTTGTCGATGGGGGAGGGCTTCTGCTTGATTGCTTTCAGGAAGATCTTGCTGGCGCAGCCATAGGACTTGCCCGAGCCCACCGGCCCCATGATGCCCTGCACGAACGCATTGCTCTGGATAAAGTCGTAGATCACCGGGCTCTGGCTGAAGTCCAGGTTCAGGCCGGAGCTCGAGATCGCTTTGTCCGATTGTTCTTTCGTTCTTGCCACGTTTCCTCCAGAGACTCACGCATTGCCTTCTTGTTGCGCCGACATCAGCATGAACTGCTGTGCGACAAAGTTCGCGTCATCGTCGGTCATGTCCGAAAAGTAGATCGTCCTGCCCGTATTGGTTTTGATGTGGTCAATTTCAAAACCCAATGCAGAAGCGTTCTCTTTTGCAAACCACGCGACATACTCACGCGCTGTCAGATAGATCTTCATTGCTCACCCCTTGGCGGTGCTACTACGTTCACATCGATCACAGACGGTTTGTCAGAACCATCATCAGGGTTGTCCAGCAACCCCGAAGCCTTGGCCAGCAGACGCAACACACCCACCTTGTCGTACAGCTCGATCTCCAAGGTGTTGTTCCCGTCCTTATCCGTCTTGACCGAGATTTTCTTAATCGCCTGCAGCGCATGTTCAGGGATCTGGTGCGAAGCCTTGACCTTCACATTGCCCATCTCATCCCAAGTCATGATGTCGGTCAGCTTGGTATTGGCCATGCACAAGAGCGCATAAGCCACCGCCTCCCGGTTCTCGAGGATGGTTGCAGAGCGCTCCAGCCTTCTCTGCACAGACCTGACCCCGCCCCAGTTGGTCAGGGGAGGGATCACATTGGTTTGCTTAGGGCGTGCCATCAGAACGGAATGTCAGAATCATTCTGCGGCTGGTAGCCATTGGCCTTAGCCTGGTTATGCGCAGACTGTTGAATCGAGCACGGATCACCAATCTGGCAGCTGTAGAACGTCTGGCCAGTGGCATCCTGTTTCGTCCACGCCTTGAACCAATGCAACGTGCCATCCGGCAACATGATCCGACCATCCAAGTCAGGATCTTTCTTGCCCTCACGCTTCTTCTTGTTCGCAAACAAACTGCCCTGACCAGGCCGATGCTCAAATGCCATCTTCATTTCCTTTCAAGTAATTGGCGGGGTACTCGCTCCACTGGTTCTTTCTCATCGCCCGTGGTGCAGTCCGACTTCCCCAGCATCCGCTTTCCCCCATGAACCGCAAAAACCCCGTAGGGTGAAATTGTCAGAAAAATTTTGGTGTGGCCCCCGCAACGACAGCGTGAGGGGGAGGGGGGAAAGGTGCCCTTTCGGCAACTGTCTCACCCGCCGCAGCCAGCCTGACAGTTTGTCCAACCAGCTCGAGCCAGGCCTGCTTCCGACCAGACACGTCAACTGACCCCCTGCCTGTCCAGATACCCGACGGACGTATGGGTTTTGGACAGACGCATTTAAACGCTCTGTGAGTCGTTTTCCCTGACAACCCATGTCTTCCTATCACCCAACCCCTGATCGCAGCTTGTAGGTACCTTCTGACGCGTTTAAACGGCATCAGCATTTCACAGCTGGTCTGCAGATATGGTCAGCAGTGCCAGCAGCAGCTCCTCGCCCTCGGGAACGCCCAGACCCTCCGCTTGCTGTTTGGACAACAGCGTTTGACAGGTTGCCGATAACTCATTGTCAGTTATACCACTGTCAATTAATTTCATTGTCAGTTCATTGTTTAAAGTTACTTTTAATTCTCTTTCAATT